CGGCGCCGTTTCGCAATGGGACAAAGTGCCGGCGGAACGTGTGGTCGAAGTCGAACGCCTCACGGGCGTTTCACGGCGACTCTTGCGGCCCGACTTATTTGATGTATGCGGCCAACAAGAGGCCGCATGATCACCGCCCCGCGTTCCAGCACTCCTCTGGCCCAGCCACTCCTTCCTGGCCCAGGTTGGGCGCGCGCCTCATGGTTGGCGCGTGCCCTCTTTTCTTCCCCACGCCTCGGCACTCTCCTCCCTGCCGGGCGTTTTGCCGCTCGCTGCCTCACGGTGGCGGGCGGTTTTTTCTTTCCGGCAGTCGTCTTGGTGGGGTGCATGCAAAAAATTTTGCACCGCGGACGACCTGAAACGCACTGAAACTTTGGTTCAGGAGGTTTCACCTCATGCTCTCGCAACAACTCCCGCAACAGCTCGAAATCCCGCTTACACCCGGGCTTTTGGAGCAGTTCCCACACTTCGAAGACTGCCTCCGGGCCAGCGTGTACGGCTGCGGTCGGCCGCTCAAGGCGGTGGCGGCGGATCTGGATATGACCAGTTCCGAGCTGTCCCGAAAGCTCGCCAACAACCCCAATGACCCGGTGGCGTTCCCGGCGCAGCGGCTGCCTGATCTGGTGACGGCGACGGGTTCCACGCTAGCCATCGAGTGGTTGGTGTCGAAGTTTTTGCGCGACCCGGATGCGCAGCGGCGCCAGGCGCTGGCGTCTTTCGCGGCAATGGCGCCACTGTTCATGGAGCTCGCCCGCGCGGCTGATTTGGTGCCGAAGGGCGGGGCGGAGCTGCGGCCGATCAATAGACGTGCGTGAGGCGCTGTGCCCCTTGCAAAACCCAACCCGGAGGCACCCATGAGTGTCAGCACCCTGCAGAACGTCATGCTCAGAATTCGCACCGCGACGCCGGAGAGCCCGATTGCGGTGTTCCTGTGCGCGAAACCCGGTCCCCTCGACGCGGTGTTCGCCGCGACGGTGATCACGCGCAGCATCATCGCGCGACAAGACCCCGCGCTTATCGGGGTGTTTGACCGGACCATGAACGAGCGCGAGGTCAAAGAGCAGTTGCGCAGGCACCTGCACGAGACGCACTGAGGCCCGGCGCCATGCCCTCCGCCTGGATCATCCAAGGGGCGTTGTTCGCCCTGTCCGCAGCGGCCATTACGCTGCTCTCCGGCCGCTCGCGCTATGCGCGCTGGGGCTGGTGGCTTGGCCTCGCCAGTCAGCCGTTCTGGCTCATCGAAACCCTGCGCGCGGAGCAGTGGGGCATGGCGGCCCTGAGCGTGTATTACACCGGGGTGTGGGTGCGCGGGGTGCGCAATCATGCGCTGGGGCGGGCGCGATGAGCAGCGCCCCGCGGCTATTTGTTCATGCCCAGTTGCCTGGCCGCTTCGAGGGCAATGTCTTCCAGGGGGCGGGCGCCCCAGCCATTGGCGCGAATGATCTCGTCGCACTTCACCTTGAGATCGTAGGCGTCCGGCACTTTGCGAAAGCCCTGCGCGACGAAGGAATTAATGATCGGGTCCACCGCCCTGGTGCGTGCTACGGAATCGAGGCGCATGAAATCCAGCCCGTTGAGCGCAAGCGCGGCGCCGCTCGCCCATACGCCGCCAAGGAACACCAAGAGTCGCAGAGACCGTCGCATTGCAGATCCTCCCGAAGAGACCGGGAAACGATAGCGCAGGCGCCGCGGGATGGCAAGCGGCTGGCGCTTGACACCGGCCCGCGGCTGCGCCAAGATGCCGCCGTCGCGGGCAATCCCGCGATCGGGATTGGTCTCCCGGACGTAGGCGGCGAAAGCCGCACCGGTTCTGCCTTGCGGCTTTTTTCATGCCTTGGTGTGCCCAGCTATGGGCGGCCGGGCGGGAGGGGCCGCAAGGCCCGCCGGTGCCTACCCGGTAAGACCAACTCCCGTTCGGTCGCCCACCCGATTGGTCTCGGGTTGGCGGTTCGGTCAACGAACTGGAGTAGGCACACCATGACGAAGCAATCTTCGAGCGTTCCCGCGCTCGCCTTTCGCGAAACTACCTTCCACCCTGTGGCCCGCGAGGGCCAGCAATGGCTACCGGCGGCCGAGATCGCACAAGCGCTCGGCTACGCCAACGACAACGCCATCAGCCGCATCTACGCCCGGCACAAAGACGAATTCACGGGCTCGATGACCGAGAGGGTCAAGGTGACCCTCTCGGGAAACCTGGACACCGAGGCGCGCATCTTCTCCCTGCGCGGCGCGCACCTGCTGGGCATGTTCGCCCGCACCGAGCGGGCGACCGAGTTTCGCCGCTGGGTGCTGGACATTCTGGACCGCGAGGCTGCGGCACCTCGCCCGGAGTTCGACGTGCGCGCCCGGGTGTTGGCGAACCCTTACACGCCGACCGCACCCATACCGCCCGAGGTGCATTCAGCGATCAACCGCAAGGCCTGGGCGCTCGCCGGCAGCGCTTATGAGTTGATCCGCGAAGCGATCACCCGCCGCGTGGCCTACATGTGCGAACTGGGGCAGCCCCGGAGTCTCGATCCGGTGCGCGCCCAGGCGGTGCTGGCCGAAACCACCCTCGATATGGCGCTGGAGCCCACCTACTACGAAAATTTGCAAGGGTTGTGCCTGGCACTGGAGTCGGTGGAGCGACTAGCCCAGCGGCATCGCGAAGAGGTGCGCGCCGTGCTCGCAGCGGGGCGAAGCACATGATTGACACCGCGCGCCTTCTGGCCGGCGTCGACTTGGTCGAGCTAATCAATCGCTATGTGCCGCTCAAGAAAAATGGCCCGGAGTGGGAGGCGTGTTGTCCATTCCACACCGAGGCGACGCCCAGTTTCAAGGTCAACCCGGTGAAGGGCTTCTATCACTGCTTCGGCTGCGGGGCGCACGGTGACGCAATCAAGTTCCTGCAGGAACATCAAGGCCTCGAGTTCAAGGCGGCGTGCGCAGTTCTGGGGGCGGCCGACGACGACGAGGCGAAACCGGTAGTACGCGCAGCAGTTCAGGGGGAGAAGACCCCGGCGAAGCGCTCCGATTGGGGGCCGCTGCCCGTTGCGCCCGAGGATGCGCCACCCCCTCCGGTGGCGCATATCAAGCGCGGGAAGCCGCAATTCACTTGGCGGTACACCGATGCCGAGGGGCGCACGGCGGGCTATGTGTGTCGTTTTCTGACCTCGGACGGCGGCAAGGAGGTGCTGCCACTAACTTTTTGCGAGCATGCCGAATCGGGCGCGCGCGATTGGCGCTGGAATGCGTTTGCCACGCCGCGCCCGCTGTACCAGTTGCATGCCCTGGCGCAGCGCCCCGAGGCCACTGTGTTGCTGGTCGAGGGTGAGAAGTGCGCCGAGGCCGCGCAGGCCGAATTGCCGGAGCTGGTGGTCACGACCTGGCCCGGCGGGGGCAAGGCGGTCAGCAAGGCGGATTTTGCGCCGCTGGCGGGCCGCAAGGTGATGCTCTGGGCCGATTGCGACGCGAAGCGCAAGAAGCTCTCACCCGAGCAAAAAGCCGCGGGGGAAGATCCGCTCGCGCAGCCTCTTTTGCCGGAAGACGAACAGCCCGGCGTGCAGGCCATGCACGCGGCACGCGAGGCGTTGCTGGCTCTGGGTTGCCGCGTGTGGCTGGTGCGTATACCGGCGCCGGGCGAAAAGCCCGACGGCTGGGACGTTGCCGACGCGATTGCCGAAGGGCTGCGCGGTGTGGTGCTGGCCGAGTTCTTGCGCGCGGCGGAGAACCGGGTGGAGTGTGTGCGCGAAGCAGAAAAGGCGCCTGACCCCACCGAAGCTGGCGCGGGCAAGAAGAAACGGCGCGCCGAGGAGGCCCCGTTCATCCCGGATTTGACCTTTCGCAAAGGCGAAATTGCCGCGTGTTTGGCCAACGTGTATCAGATTCTCGCGCATCATCCGGATTGGGCCGGGGTGGTGGGCTTCAACGAGTTTTCGCTCGCAACCGAAAAGCTTAAAGCCCCGCCGTTCGAGGGTGGTGAACTCGGCGAATGGAACGAGCAAGACGATTCCTACACCGCGATGTGGCTCACCCGCACCTATAACGTGTTGCCCAGCAGTGCCACCGTCGCCGAGGCGATCGAGGCCCTGGCGCGGCGGCGCAAGTTTCATCCGGTGCGCGAATGGCTGCGCGGGCTCAAGTGGGACGGGACGCCACGCCTGGAGCATTGGCTCACCGATTACCTCAACGCGCCGGGCGGGGAGTACACCGCGAAGATCGGCGCGTGGTTTGTGATGGGTGCGGTCAAGCGCGTTTTCGAGCCGGGCTGCAAGTTCGACTATTGCCTGGTGCTGCAAGGCCCGCAGGGGCGCGGCAAAAGCGCGGCAATGCGCATTCTGGGGGGCGATTGGTTCGGCGATACCGATCTGGACCTCGGCCACAAGGATGGCATGAGCGCGCTGCGGGGAAAATGGATTTACGAGATCGCGGAAATGGGCGCCCTGGCACGCTCTGAGGAGCGGCGACAGAAGAGCTTTTTGTCGCGCCAGCGCGATGAATACCGCCCGGTGTACGGCCGGCGGGAAATCCGCGCACCTCGGCAAGTGGTCTTCGCGGGCACCACGAACGAATGGGAGTGGAACAAGGACCCCACAGGCGGCCGCCGGTTCTGGCCCGTCGATGTCGATGGAGACTTCAATCTCGCGGCGCTGGAAGCAGCGCGCGAGCAATTGTTCGCCGAGGCGGTGGTGCGCGTCGATGCCAAGGAGCGCATGTACCCCACTGCCGCGGAGCAGCGCGCGCTCTTCGACCCGCAGCAACTCGCGGTCGAGCAGCAAGATTCACTCGTTGATGCGTTTCACGATTGGGTGTATCAGCAGTATCGGGAGTTTTCCCTTGCCGAAGCCTGCATGGATGGCCTGAAACTCGACGCGTCGAAGTTGACGCGCGACCTTCAGACGCGTGCCGGAATCGCGCTGCGAAAACTCGGGTGTGACCGCGTGGAAAAAAGGAATGGCATGGTCCGCTTTTGGTACAAGCCCCCCGTAAGAAATGGGGCAGAGTCCAGCGGCCATGAGCCTGCGCAGCGAACTAAGGGGGGTGATCATGTGCCCTTCTAGGTTCCATACCTTCCATACCTCGCCAACAAGGTATGGAACCCGCAAACCCGCATGGGCTGGGCTTCTTCCATACCTTCCATACCTTCCATACCTTTTTCCCCGCCCGCGTATGAGGCGTGGGCGGGCGTCACGCATCGCCCGCTCGCGCGCGTGTGATTCCTATTTTTACGTATGGAAGGTATGGAAGGTATGGAAGAGCAAGGCAGGGCGCGGGCTCCAGGGTTCCATACCTCTGCCATACCTCGCCGAGGTATGGAACGGTGGCGGAGAGGTCCGATTGCGAGCGCTCGGGTAGGCTCGGCGCAACAACAGGAGAAAGAAAAATGATTTCCGACGTTTTACACGAGGCTGTAGCCGAAATGGACAAATACCTCTACAGCCCGGAATGGCGCGACGCGTACACCGGGCAGACCCGCGAGGAACTGAAGGTTTTGCGCAACATGATGAATGCGGCCCGGCAGCGGCTGGACTCGCCGCCAGTGCTAATTTTGATCGACGGAAAGGGGGTGCCATGAACGAGATCGAGATCGTGAACCCAGGCGGGTTTCTGGGCAAGGCCGAGCGGCAAATCATCAACCGGCGGGCGCACCAGCTCGCCGTGCAGGCGACGCAACAAGTCTTCGCTTGTTACCGGTTGCAGTTGATGCAGGCCGCCGCCGCGCGTAAGCAGGCAACCGGCGGCCCGGTGACCAATGAGGCGCTGGAGCGCATCGAGCCGAAGCTCGCCGACGTGCTCCGGCATGTGGCCGCGGGAGCGGAGCAATGACCGCGGCTTTGGACCGCCTGCGCGAGGATTTCGGCGACGCAGAGCGCGAACTGCGCCAGGTGTGGAGCTGGTCCGACGCGGATGTCGCGGAGATGGTTGCTGGCATTCAAGTCGCGAAGCTGTCTCCCGACAGCACCATCCTCGAATGCTGGGCGCGCTGGATGGCGATGTTCGCCGAAGACTACCGCCGCCGCGCGGCAATGACGCGGATCGCCGCATGAACATGCCGCCGTTCTCGTTCCTGTGGGGCGACCCGAGCGAGAACCTGGACCGTCTGCGCGAGATGCGCGCGCAGATGGAAACCTACGAGAAAGAGGAACGGGAACGCGAGCGGCGTCGCAACCGCCGCCGCATCAAGCGCTTGGTCCGGGAGGCCCTTAAGCAACGCGCGAAGGCAAGAGCATGATCCTGCACATCAACAACCTGCTAAACGAATGGGCCGACTGGGCACTGTCCGAGAACCGATGCGGCCTCGGCTACCCGCGCCAGGCGCCGTTTACGCGCTTGACGCCAGGCTCGAAGCGGCACTTCTCGCCCGAGCTCAACGAGCGCGCCTGGGAGACCGAGCAAGCCGTGCGCGCCTTGCCTGTCGATCTGCGCGCCACCGTCGTGGCGTTCTACTGCCATGTAGGCACCGCCGAGACCAAGGCCGATGACCTGCGCGTCAACCGCGTCACCCTATACAAGCGCATCGACCGGGCACACCAGTTGATCATGGAGTGGCTCAATGATTACTATGCGGGGGTGATCGAAACAGCAACGCCGAGGAGAGTGACATGCGGATGAGTCAGGATGAATTGCTGTTGGCAGGGATTCTGCTGAACTGGCAGATGCCCACGTCTGAGTCTTGGCAAAGGCCATTGGCTGAGAGCGACCGGCATGCGATCGCCGGGAGACTGCACTACCCACGCGCCGACGAGTTGCGAGAGATGGTGCAAAGCGGGGAGTGGGCGAGCCGGATCAAAAAGCTGATCGAGGACACGGCGCGCGTTGATCAAGGTGTAGACGACTCGGAGGAGACCATGGGATACAGAGTGCTGACGAGCGGGAGCAGGGGGCGGTTGCAACGCGAAGTCCAGGTGTTTCTGGCGAAGGGCTGGCAACTCGTGGGCGGGGTAGCAATCTGCATTGCGCCAGGAAACCCAGACCCGCTTACGGACAACCTTATCATTTGGGGTCAGGCAATGATTCGGAGTGGGGGGGTTGACGCGCAGGCTACAGAAGAGGTATAAATCTGCTACCCTGTGGTTTGTGGCGACCCCTAAAAGCGCCACACCCAAAACCGAAGCCCGCGCAAGCGGGCTTTTTCATTTGAGAAACGGCCACGTAAAGCGCCATGAACTTCGACCTGACCCACGATTTCGACCGCGTGTGGCCAGGGATCGCTGCCGCCATTGATCGCCGTGCGCGGTACGCGGCGGCCGTCGCGCTAACCCGCACCGCGCAGGTCGTGCAAGACGAACTGCGGGCCGGCATGCAACAAGCCTTCGATCGGCCTACCTCTTTCACCCTCAAGGGTATCGCCATCACCCCGGCCACCAAGCAGAACCTGGCGGCCACGGTCTACGCCAAGCCGCGACAAGCGGGCTATCTCATGCCCCAAGTCGAGGGCGGGGGGCGAAGCCTCAAGGCCTTTGAATCGAAATGGAAGCGCCCAGCGTTCACCATGCCCGGCGCTGGCGTGCGCCTTGATCAGCACGGCAACGTGAGCAAGGCGCAGATCCTCAAGATCGCCGCAGAACTCAACAGCTACGGCACCGCCAAGCGCTACTTCCAAGGCGTGCCGAAGGGGCACGACCTGCCCGAAGGCATCTATGCTCGGATCGACAACAACAACAAGATCGTGCCGCTGCTGGTCTTTGCCTCCGCACCCGAGTACAAAAAACGTTTCGAGTTCTCCGACATCGCCAAGCGCACCGTCACCCGCGCCTTTGAGATCGAGTTGCTGCGGGCATGGAAGGACGCGGCATGAGCACGCTCACCACGCCCGGCGTGATGGCCTTTCTCCTGCCGTTGCCCCTAATGTTACCCGCCTCACTCCGCAACACTTTTCTTTCTCGATTTGCCCCTCAGTCCGTGCCCGCAATTCGCAGCCTCCACCCCGCCTCGGGGTCCTTCCCAGCCTCCAATCCGATGGGTAATTCGCGCCCGCGGTTTGCCGGTAGTGGGTGGTGTTTTGGGGTAGGTAAACGCCCCCATCAGCACAGCGGTAACGGTAACGTCTGAGTAACGCGATGGACTCCAGCGGGCAAGCCAGGGTTCTGGTGAGCCAGCGGGAGTTTGCGCGCTTGCGGAACTGCAATCCTGGCATGGTCGCGAAGTGGAAGCGGCGCGGGGTGCTGGTGATGGCGGACGGGCTGGTCGATGTTGCGGCCTCGATCGAGGCGATTCAGTCGTCGCGCAATCCGGCCATGGCGCACATGGATGAGGTCAACGCGCGTCAGCGGGCGAAGCATCGCGGGGGGCGCGGCAATGGACAGGGCGCTGATGGTGGCGCCGGGGTCGGCGCTGGGGTCGACGCAGGTGTCGGTAATGGGCCGGATGCGTGGTTCGGCGCCGGGGCGGATGCAGGTTTCGGCGCCGGGCCGGGTGCTGATGTGGAGGCGGGTGAAGGGCTGGATGATTCGGACGATGTTGATCTCGCCCGCACCGCTTCGCGCCGTGATGCATCTGCCGGACAACGCCATTTCACGATGCCTGACGACGGGCAGGAGATTCGCGTTCCGAGTAGCGGGCAAGCCGCCCGTTTCATGGCCGCGAAGACGCAGCGCGAGCGCGCGCTGGCGCAGATCGCAATCATCGAGCTTGCCGAACGTGCCGGCAAAGTCGTCGACAAGGATGGCGTGCAGCGCGCCGCGCAGGGCTTTGGCCGGATGCTGCGCGATGCCGTGCTGGGCGTGCCCTCGCGCATTGCGCCT